GCGCCCAGCCGGGTGTTCGACCTGGTTCTTGCTGAGTCTCCCATACACATGGTGTGTATGGAATCCGAAGGAGGTGCGTCATGAGTCCAGATGTTTTGTCCTTTCCCCGTTCACGAAGTCGGAATGATGATGAATTTCCGACTGTTACTCAAGGAGGCAAAGCAGTAGCCACTACTAAGTGGTACTACTGGAATGCCCTCAAATCTACCACTACCCACAGATTATACGCGGGTGCTGGTATGGTGAGTAACGAGTGGTGTGACGATGAAGTCCATAAGCTAAAAGGACCAGTCGATCACTACACTGTGGGTGGGCCTCTGTATTTGGTCAAGACGAGTCAATCCTGTCCTAAGTTATTCGAGGGACAGATCGTCTATAACCAATCTTCAGCGAGTAAGTACGTTTTTGATGGTAGACTGTATCCGCGATTTGTCGCGGCAGCTCCGTCATTTTCGCTTATTCCTAAAGAATCAGAGTCGGACATTAGCATCTACGGACCGGAAGCCTGGGCTAAGTTTAGACCAGGTCGGCCAAAAGCCAACCTCGCCACATTTATTGGCGAGGCCCGGGATCTACCCAGATTACTTCAGTTTCGACTCAAGGCCTTTCGAGACCTTGGTTCGAATTATCTGAATGTACAATTTGGGTGGATACCCTTCCTCAACGATATCCGGGAAATGGTCAAGCTATCTAAGACCATTGAGCTGGAACTTGACAAAATTCGAAAGAATAATGGCAAGTGGTTTCTGAGGGAAGGGTCCGTAAAGGAGGAAAAGTACACTACCGCCACTTGGTCAGGTAAGGGGTCTAGCCTTTGGTTTGGCTTCACCCCGTCTGTCCATGACGGTTTTGTACAATTCCCGACCATAGAAGCATCAGGATCAGCTTCCTATGAAAGGAAGGTCTGGTTTAGTGGGCGCTTTGGTTATTATATTCCTGTGAAGGAACTTAATAGCGTGCGCTGGAGACGAAATACCATCAGAAAACTGTATGGTCTTTCGCTCACGCCTGATGTTCTGTGGGAACTCATGCCGTGGTCATGGCTCATCGACTATTTTACCAATGCTGGGGAGATATTTAAAAATCTCTCCACAGGTTACGTCGACGCCGTGGCTAAGTACGCGTATCTCATGGGTACTACGAGATTCGCGCAGGAGCAGCAGTCCTCGTTTAAGTCGAGTGACGGCCAGTTAATTACTGGAGTCATTCAACGCGAGCGATCCTACAAAGTTAGGATCGGTGCTTCTCCCTTCGGGTTCGGCCTGACATCGGATAATCTGACTGTCGGGCAACAAATGATCCTAGCAGCTCTGGGCCTATCAAGGTCCAGGTTCTAGGATTCCCACCACTAGTAATAGTGGTTTACCCCATAGCGCAAGAGAGGCTGCCATGTCCTTTTCCGATCCCCAAACAGTTACCGTTAATGCAGTTGCTAAAGTCATGCCAAAGATTTTATCTGAGGGTGGCTCTAGCACCTACAGAACCGCTGATGAGACTTTTCAAATGAAAATTTCTCATCAGTCCTCCAAATCTCGCACTCGCCGCATGGTCAGAATTGATCAGACGGTGATTGCTGAGAACCCTCTGACTGCGATTAATTCATCGCAGAAGTTGGGAGTCTATCTCGTCGTCGATGAGCCGATTTTTGGCTTTACCGATGCCGACATTGACTATGTCGTGGACGGCCTTGTTGCCTGGCTCACGCCTGCCAACATTGCCAAGGTTCTCGGGTCGGAGTCGTAAGACTCCGTGAAGTTTGGGCAGGGGGGTACGTTGTGCCCCCCTGTATACCAGATCGGGGAGGTTTATATGGCTAAGGATGGCTAACCCCTATAATTAGAGGACACCATGAAAAGCCTGATAAACCTCGTTGCGTGTCTCCTTGATGATTCAGGGAGACTCTGCTCGGTCGACACCGCACGTGATTTGAAATATATCAAATCACGTGCCCTACACGAAGGGATGTCGTTTTTAACGATAACCCTTCCCGATTTTGCTTCTGAGTTCGAAAGAGCTTTAGAAGCTGGTCGGGTTGACTCAACCTTCTTTTCCGGATGGAAGAAGAGGGCGTGTCTCCCTGCATTTTTGCAAGGTTTCACAAGTCTCGTGTTTGACTACGACGGGAGGATGTTGAATGGATCACGAAAAAGCACCGCGATCTATTGCGTCAGACAGATTTGTAGAGTCTTTAAGAAGATACGTCTTGAGTGCTCTAAAGAGCGTCAGAACGCTGCCTTCGAAAGATTTCTCAAAACTGAAACTGACCTTGTTGAGTACCGCAGGCCTAAAAGAAGCCAGTTCTGTCATTTTCTTGACGTATCTGGTGTATTGTGGTCTGAGGTATTTCGCACCGGATTTAATACCTCCGGTGTGGTTCCTCGACATGGTCCTGGAGCTACTGCAGAGAGAGTTACCGGAAACGGAAAATTCTCCCATGCTGTATGGACTGACAGACTTGAGTCTGTCTTTCCACTTACCGAGCACCTATTCGCATCTTTGAATCAGGTATTCTGTAAGGAACATGGTATACATAAAGTTGCCATGCTCAAGCCCCAGGATGAATTGCCTGTACGGGTGATTCAAGTGCCGAAGACCCTCAAGGCTCCCCGGACTATTGCCATTGAACCCGTGTGTATGCAATACACACAGCAGTCTGTCTCGAGATGGATCGTTGAACGAATCCAATCCTCGAGGCTGACTCGTGATTCAATCCGTTTTAATGATCAAACGGTGAATCAACGGTTGGCAATGCAGAGCTCGTTAGATCGGTCTCTCAGTACGATTGACCTTTCTGATGCATCGGATAGGGTTCCCTATTCGGTTGTTCGACAAATGCTCCGTTGTGTCCCTGATCTATGGGACGCTATTGATGCATGTCGATCACGTTCTGCGCAGCTTCCTAATGGTCGAATAATCGATCTTAAGAAGTTTGCATCCATGGGAAGCGCACTGTGTTTTCCGATAGAAAGCATGTACTTTTTTACAATAATCGTACATGCAATTTTATGGAAACACAACCTCCCGCCTACCCTCGCAAACATTGTTAATGCCTCGCGAGGGCTCCACGTGTTTGGGGATGACATAATCATTCCTAGGCACGAGACCGATATCGTTATGCAGGCACTTATGCAATTTAATTGCAAAGTGAATACCACAAAGTCTTACTGGAACGGTCAGTTCCGGGAAAGTTGTGGTATGGACGCCTTCGAGGGCACCGATGTAACTCCGGTGTACGTGAGGGAATCCGCTCCTCGCAAACGACGGGACTCTTCTGGCTTAATATCTTGGACTTCCACTTCCAACCAGTTCCATTTGGCTGGGATGTGGAGAACCGCAGACTACATGAAAAATGTAGTCGAACGGACACTGGGTGCTTTACCAGTGGTTCAGGATACCTCGCCTGGGCTAGGGTGGACCTCCTTTCTCGGCTGTCAAGAGCACGAACGCATGTGCCGTCACACGCACGTGCCGCTAGTCAGGACTTACAAAGTCGTGGCTAGACGTGTTCCAGATACCCTGGATGGATATCCGGCCCTGCTTAAGTACTTCTTGAGGGTAGAGAATCAAGCAATTGATTCTCTGCTCCGTCCGCTAACAACGGACAAGAAGCACTTGACGAGTTCCGCACGGTGTGGCACCGTGAGCAGAAAACGCCACTGGGTCCCCTCCTATTAGTAGGAGGGTGCTCGGGACCGAGAGGTCCCGATACGACGGCGC